TTCTACTACTGTTCAAGTGGCAGGATGACACACTCACTTGCTATGGGAATGACTCGTACAATCCGCTTAAAGCAGTGGAGCCCATCTTCAAGACTCGCTTGTCTCACATCACAGACAATGTGTTTGGAGACGACACGGCATACACTCGTATGAAAGCTAAGCTACGTCTGAAAGAAGAGAAGTTATCAGGTGGGCCAACCCCTCTCATGGATCAGTTGTTCGCTCTTGCTGAAAGTCAGAGGTCTTGCCAGGAACTGGTTGAGTTGTTTGGATGCCAGAAGACCTGTGGACACCCCTTGATTGATCCCGCTCTCGGAGGACTCTCGGCTGCAGGAGAAGCACGCACTCCTGATCAGACAAGTTTTGTTGACGCACAACGGCTAAGGAACACCTTCTGTCACATAGTACTTCAGTCCTACATCCGGCAGCACGGAGTGTGGCCCAAACTGACATACCGGGCCAAGGGAACTCAGCTTGAAGCTCTCAATGATCGCCAGTCCAGAAACATAACTCATGGATCGTATCCAATCACAGATTGGACCCATGTTGAGTGGACCAAAATTCTTGAGTTTGATTATTTCCCCAACTTTCTAGAACTTATGGACGACAAGGCAATCTCCTACTATAGATCAGAGAAGCACTTGTCTTGGGACAGAGGGAGGAAGCCCCGATCAAATCGGAGGCTATTACTAGAAGTGCTTACATCCAGTCGGATCAACATCAAGACGATCATTGACCGAGTGAGCAAGAGGGATGTCCCTGATGATTGGAAAATAGTGAGCCTCTATCCAAAAGAACGGGAGTTCAAACTTGAGCCACGGATGTTTGCTATGCTAGTTCTTGAGATGAGATGTTTCTTCACTGCTGTAGAGGCTAACATTGCTCATGGGGTTTTCAAATATCTCCCTCAGCAGACAATGACAAAGACCAAGACCCAGAACCAGGAGCGATTCCTTGCTTTTACCGACCCTGCACGGAGATCAGCTGAGAGCACATTGTTTCTTGAGATTGATTTGACACGCTGGAATCTTCGGTGGAGGGAACTTGCAGTCCACATGATAGGCCATGACCTCAATCAGATGTATGGGGTTAGAGGGACATTCACTGTAACCCACTGGTTTTTCACTCAGTGTCAAATAGTTGTGCGTGTTCCTGGCCTGCGTCCTGAAGGCATTGAGCAAGATAATCCCCCTGAATCGCCATTGGCCTGGAGGAATCACAAAGGGGGGTTTGAGGGATTGAATCAGAAGTTATGGACAGCTGCAACCTACGCAATGGTAGAGATGGCATTCACCCCACTACTTCAAGATCAAACAATCTCATCTTATGAACTAATTGGCCAAGCGGACAATCAGGTTGTGAGAGTTTCAATCCCTACAGGTGGCATGAGACGGGAGGATGTTCTTCCGAGAGTCCGGGATCAGATCAATGAGAGACTTGAAGATGCATGCAGCCGCGTCAATCAAGAAGTCAAGCCGGAGGAGAACGTTGAATCGACATCTGTACTGACCTACTCTAAAGACGTCTACGTTAACGGGGTAGAATACCCAACTTCCCTCAAGAAGCATAG